TAAAAACCAGATTATAGCTGTTCTAAGAGGCAATCATGAAAATAGAACGCTTAGAACTGTTGGCATTGATCCTGGTAGAATAATAGCGTATGGATTAGATGTTCCTTATTTAGGTATAGAAGGAATTGTCAAGATACAATTCGGTAAAAGTAAATGGGATGGAAAACAAATCATGTATTCAATCTATGCACACCATGGTTGGAGTAATGGCAGAACAATAGGTGCTAAAGTTAACACATTAGATAAAATGACACAGCGTGTAGAGGGCTGTGATGTTTACCTAATGGCACACTCACACCAAATGTTGGCATACCCAAGTGGGATATATACTGTATCTCCAAGAGCTAAGGCTCAAGTTAAATTAACACAAAGACTAATGGTGATGTGTGGTTCCTTTTTATGTGGAGCAGAATATGCAGCAGAGAAAGGATACCAACCAACTGTGCCTGGCACAGTAATAATTACATTGTTGGGGCATAATAAAGGAGCCTACGCAACCATACGAATAGGAAATCAGTTAGGAATGTAGTAAAACCTCTTGACTTTATGGTCATCTTGGGTTATAATTTACCCAAGATATATTTTAGGGAGGTTTTACAAATGGTGCAAAAAGCATTCCTAACTAAATATAAGAACACAGAAGAACCTGCAATAATGATCATGTTTGACTTTGATTGGGAAACAGTTGAGAAAGTTAAAACGTTGCCCAATCGTAAATTCTGTGATGATGGAAACAACAGAAAATATTGGTTGTGTCCATACACCACAGAAGCGGTGGAGAAGTTAAAATCTTGGAATTTTGAGCTTGACAGCAAACTTGAAGAGTACTATAATAAAAGCATTAGTATAGACACCACAGCACTACCAAACATAACCATTCCAGATTTAGATGATATATTATATCCATTTCAAAAGGAGGCTGTAGCTTTTGTCGAAGCAAAGAATGGTAGAGCTTTGCTTGCTTTAGATATGGGCTTAGGCAAAAGCATTATAAGCTTAAGCTGGCTTAAGTTGCATGATGACAAAAAGCCAGTTCTAATCGTTTGTCCAGCCTCCTTAAAGTTGAACTGGTTAAGGGAGATAAATAAATGGTTCCCAAACGAAAACAACATACAAATTCTGTCTGGAAAATATCCAAATGAAAATATACATGGTGATATAGTGATAATAAACTATGATATATTAGCAGACTGGGTTGATGTATTGATTAAGGTTCCATTTAAGGTTATGATATTAGATGAGTCTCATTTCATCAAAAATAGGTCAGCACACAGAACTAAGGCAGTTAAGACCATAGCCAATAAAATACCACACATATTGGCCTTGACTGGTACTCCTATATTAAACAGGCCAATAGAAATCTACAATGTACTAAAAATACTTGCACCAAATCATACTCCCAATTTTTGGGAATATGTAAACAGATACTGTGGTGCAAGACACAATGGTTTTGGTTGGGATTTTAATGGAGCAACCAATACAGATGAACTACACAAACGATTAACTTCGACTGTTATGTTTCGTAGGTTAAAGAAAGACGTGCTACAGGATTTACCAGATAAAATAAGAACATATATACCTATAGAACTGGACAATAGGAATACATACATTAGGGCAGAAGAGGATTTTGTAGATTTTATCTACAAAACCAAAGGTAAGAATGCAGCTATGAAAATATCAAGTGCTGAAGCTATAGCCAAGGTAGAAGTATTAAAGCAAGTAGCAGTTAAAGGTAAACTAAATCAGGTAAAGGAATGGATAAAAGATTTCTTGGCTACCGACGGTAAACTTGTTGTGTTTGCCATTCACAAATTTGTAATAGATGAGCTTATGAAGGAATTTAAGGATATAGCTGTTAAAGTTGATGGGTCTGTAACTGGTGTAAATAGAGATAAAGCAGTTCAAGCATTTCAGAATGACGAAAATGTAAGATTATTTGTAGGTAACATAAATGCTGCTGGTTTAGGACTTACATTAACTGCTGCTTCTAATGTTGCCTTTATAGAACTACCATGGTCTCCAGCTATCCTTGAACAGGCAGAGGATAGATGCCATAGGATAGGTCAGAAGGATACGGTAAATATCTATTATCTATTAGGCGTAGACACAATAGAGGAAAAAATAGTTAATATGTTAGATTCAAAAAGGAAAACACTCGATATGGTATTAGACGGTAAAAAGACAAGTCCAGAAAGTTTACTATCTGAGCTTATTAAAGCATATGATAAAAGATAAGTTAGTAACTACACTAACACCAGAGGATGTAATAATGTTCTATGAAACAATAGAAGAAACAGATAGAGAAGTGCAATTTGTTTGCCACTTAATATTTAATAATACTATTGATCTTTATGTGCCAAATAATCCAAAGAAAACACGAACAAATATAAAGAACTTATTGCATAAACAAGGTTGGACACATTACAAAATATATAAAACATTTAGAAAAATATCAGATATGATAAGAAAGTTTTAAGTCATGAAAATAAACTTTATACAGTTATTACACGACTATAATATACCTTACCAAACAAGTGGACATAAACATTGCAGGAAGGGCTGGGCTAATATGCCTTGCCCATTTTGTACTGGTAATCCTGGACTACATTTAGGGCTTAACATCAAATATAGTTACTGGTATTGCTGGAGATGTGGATACAAGAAAGCAGATGCAGTTATAGCTAAGTTGCTTAACGTATCCATCAATCAAGCAAGAGATATAATAAGAAAATATGCTACAATAGTAACATTTGATAAAATTGTCGAGGAAGAAACAGAAAATAAAGAACCATTTAAATTACCTACCAATTTACTGCCATTAGATCAAGAACATAGCCCATATCATATAAAATATTTGCTTAAAAGAAATTTCGATCCAAGTAAACTCGTTAAAGAATGGAATTTACAAGCTACGGGCCCAGCTTCAATGTTAAATGGACTTAAATTTAGTAACAGAATATTCATACCAATTTACTGGAATGGTGAAATGGTTTCATATCAAGCTCGCAGTATCAATCCTAAGAACGAAGTGAGATATTTATTCTGCCCTAAAAATATGGAGCTAATAAATCCTAAAGACATACTTTATGGCAATCCAGAATATTGGAGTGATATAGGTATTTGTGTAGAAGGAGTTACAGATGTGTGGCGATTAGGGCCTTGTGCCTTTGCCACCTTTGGAGTAAATTATTCAATAAAGCAGTTGAAATTGATGACTATGTTGTTCAAGAAAATATTTGTATTATATGACGATGATAAAGCTGGACTCGAGGCTGGTGATAAGTTGGTAAATGAATTAAATATGTATGGAGTAGAAGCAGAGCGTATACATATAGGAGGTGGTGATCCAGCAGATTTAAGCCAAGAAGATGCTGACAAACTTGTCAAGAATTTGCTGGAAAATAATGCTTGACAAAGAAAGTATGGTGTGTTATAATTGACAAATCAAATCGAAGGAGGGAAATCATGATTGAAAGTTGCGTAACTATGCAAACTGCAATTAGGGCAATTCCAATCCTTTCACAAAAGCAGCAGGAAATTATACAAGACATTGTGAATATATCACGAAAGAACCTATACTGTAATCTTACCAATGCTGAACTGGCAGAAAGACATGATTGTTCAGTTAGATATGTCTCTGCTACAATAAAGAAGGCAATCTGGTTAGGCTTCCTAATGAATAGAGAGGATATACTTATAAGCAAACTTGATGGAGGTTTTAGTCAGATAAGGCAAATCACATTTGAGATACCAGATGTGTGGTATGAGGTAGGCTTTATTTATGAATGTGCCAAGAAAGGAAATGCTGAAGCTAAGGAATTTTATAACGAGCTAAAAGAAAAAATCAAGAATGCTTATAAGTCCAACACAGAACATTCAATAATTAAATTGTTAGAGGAATGGGGGGTATGGAACAAAAGTGCATGCTTAGCTGGAACAAAAGTGCACGCAAACTATAGTACTATATATAATAATATTATATGTACTAATAGTACTTATAATAAGATTATAGATATAGAGTACTATAAGGATTTATCTAAAGATAAATCCTATGTTGCAGACGCTAAGGATTCTGGAGAATCCTTAGCTATGCAACGTAAAAATCCTTCCAGTAGGAATTTTTATGGAGAAACACCTACTCCAGAATTAGTCTACTGTTCCAGTAGAAACAATACAGACCAAGACTCCTTACAGGAGAAAAGGTCTAATAATGACAATTTTACCAGTAAAAACACTCCTTCCAGTAAAATAGACCAAAGCTCCTTACAGGAGAAAAGTCAAAGTAATAGTGAAACAACTACACCTACTCCAAAAGTAGTTAAGCAAAACTCAACTTTGTTTGGTGATATGGTATTAGCTAATGCTAAAAGGGATTTGCTAACTACTCATGCTCCAGACAGCGATGTCCTATCCGTGTTCGCCTTTTGGAATACGTTATACAATATACAGAAACACAAACCTGGCTCCAAGGTGTTTGCCAAAGCTTATGTCATGATTGACAATTTGCTATGTGGTCGTCCAATTCAAGTTAAGCGTAATGGTGAACCAACACAATGGCTGTTGGATTTTGTTAGGAGATACAATATTGATCCAGCGTTGATACGTAAGCGCTGGACTAAGGAGGAAATTTATGCAGTCTTAGAGGCTGTGGTTAGTGAAGTTGCTGAAGGCACCAAGCTATCCTTAGCTTCCACATTGTTCAATAGTTATGGTAAGAGTGGGCCCTATAGCAGATTTCTTATAGTGGCTGATAGGATTAACAGCATTAACAAAGCTAAGAATGAGTATATCAACTTACTTAAGGCTGAGTTTGGTGATGATGCTTTCTATGACCAATTTATGAGTAGTTGCTTCAATCCAGCAGTTAAACTGCTTACGAACAAAACTATATCTGAAGAAAACAAGCTTGCACACAATCTTGTGCAGATGTTTAGGGATATTAGGGCTTATCATGATAAAATACCACAGGAAGTTCGTAAGATATTGCCATCTCCAATGATGCTTATGGCGAGGTATATTGAGTGGCTTGGTGAGAATAAAAAATGGATTAAGGACATTTCGGCCAAAACCATGACTGTAAATTGTCCGTTATTTACCAAGTTTAGAGCAATTGAGGCTAAGCGTCATTTGGACATTGATAGCCTTTCAGGTAAGCACGCACATTAGAGGAGGTTGGCGATTATGATGGCAATGGTTGGTGATTCTGGTGATGAAGTTGTTGGTAGAATAATTTGTGAAACTTATGGTTCTGACTTGGGCCCACAACAACCTTTTCCAAATAATTGTGTGTTATGCAAAAGGTGTGGTAAGTGGGTGGGCAATGATGGCAAAGCACAAATGAGGAAATTACGTATTAGAGTGAGGGGTTAGTCTTGATTTCGAATATGAAAATTGACAAAAACATAGAGCGTAGAATTGTAATTGGCATGATAGTCTCAACAGACTATCTATCGCGAATTAGGAAGTTATGGAATCCGCAGTTTTTCGCGTCAGAGGCTGCCAGAATTTTATCTACTTGGTGTATAGAGTATTTTGACAAATATGGTAAAGCACCTCAGAGTGAAATAGATGATATTTTCTGTGATAAAGTGAACAATAACAAAATACCAGAAGATGTAGCTGAACTTTTTAACGATGTCTTACTTCCAAGTTTGACTAAGGAATATGAGCATTTAGAAAAGTTTAATTCTGGATATCTATATGACCAAACTATTTCTTATTTCAAGGCACAAGAATTAAGATTGCATACAAAAGAAATACAGGAGCTTATTGAACAAGGTAGAGCCGATGAAGCTGAGGAATTAGCACAGAATTACAGACCTACTGTGTTAGATGAATTAAATGTAGGTCTTGAGTTGTCCAGCGATGAAGCTTTAGAGCGTGTAGACATTGCATTCAATAAAGAACTTGAGCGTCTTATTTCCTATCCAGATGATTTGGGTGATATGCTCAACGACCATTTAGTTAGAGGTGGATTTGTAGGATTTATGGGCCCAGAGAAACGAGGTAAAACGTCTTGGTTATTGGAATTAGCTATGAGAGCGATTACTCAGAAGTGTAATGTGGCTTTCTTTCAGGCAGGTGATATGACTGAAACACAGCAATTAAAGAGGATATGCATATATTTAGCTGAACGTTCTGACAATCCTAAGTATTGTAGGGCTGGCTATAGACCAGTTGTAGATTGTGTATATAACCAGTTGAATATGTGTGATAACGAAGATAGGACATGTAACTTTGGTGTTTTTAAGCATTTCGCTCCAGATGATTTATATAAACAGTTAAGCTACGAAACTTTGGTTAAAGCAGTAGAAGAAAATCCAGATTACATTCCATGTAGAGCTTGTAGCAGATTTAGGGGTAGTATTTGGTATGTTAAGGAAAAAGAAAAAATGCCTCTTACTGCTGATGAAGCTAAGAAGTATTTAAAGCGATTTTTCGATAAATATAAACAGCGTTTCAAGTTAGCTACCTATGCAGCAGATACTTTATCCATTGATGAGATAAGGAATTGTCTTAAGCTATGGGAACAGTATGACAACTTTGTTCCAGATGTTATCATAGTAGATTATGCTGATTTGCTTACTGCTCCAGTTAAAGAGTTTAGACATAAACAAGATTACATTTGGAAGAATTTGCGTGGTTTATCACAGGAAAAGCATGCTTTGGTTATTACTGCTACCCAGTCTGATGCTGATAGCTATGATACTGATTTGCTAAAGCTGTCTAACTTTAGTGAAGATAAACGTAAATATTCACATGTTACTGCGATGTTTGGACTTAACCAAGATAAAGATGGTCGTGAAAAAAAGTTAGGTATACTTAGATTAAATGAACTTGTGGTTAGAGAGGGAGAATTTTCTAACTCTAACGAGATAGTTGTGTTACAGTATCTTAGAGGTGGAAGGGCTTATGTCGGAAGTTATAGAAAAGCTTGACAGAATTTATGATGCATGGTATAATTTGTTGTGGGAGGTGGGGTTATGTTAGTTGCAGATATAGTTGAAACCATATCTGGAGAACCAGGTTGTATTATTCCTCAAGGTGCTTGGATAACTTTGGTAAGATTTCAAGGGTGTAACTTAAATTGTGCTTGGTGTGATGCTAAAGAAACACAGTCATTTGATGGTGGCATTGAATACATACCAGAGGAAATTGTAAAGAGGTGTAAGTCTCAAAATGTTCTAATTACTGGTGGGGAGCCTCTTTTACAGGATTCTAATGAATTTGAGGAATTGATTACTACATTATGTGGCATGGGTAAAATAGTGCAAGTAGAAACGAATGGCACATATGAACTTCCATTTGGTAATTCTAATCTTGGTTGGGAAGTTGATATAAAATGTCCAAGTAGTGGAATGATTGAGGCTATGCCAGCACCAAATGAGTATGATTTGTATAACTTACTTGTTAAGGACAACGACAGTTTAACAGATGTGAAGTTTGTTATTTCTGATAAGAATGACTTAGATTTTGCTATGGAATATGTTACTGTTTTAATGGAAAGTAATTTGTTTACAGGTAATTTTGTATTTAGTCCAGTAAATAGTGATCCTTCTATATTCAATATGATATTTGATTGTTTACCTAATAATGTTTTGAATAGGTCTGTTCTTTGTATGCAATTACACAAAATGGTGGGATTACCGTAAATATGGCTGATGAGTTTAGGCTTATAGATGATGAAATACTTAAAAAGTTAAATGATACTATGGTTAAACTTGAAACTACTGTTTACAAATATGATCACGGTTTCTTTGATGCTGATTTTAGTGATTATATTGAGAATGATAAAACTATATTTGGTCAAGGTATAAAAACATCTGCTGCTAAGATTGATTTGTATTTAATATATAAAAGTAGTAAAGGATTACCTACATTAGCGTCTGAATTGATAAGCATATTTGATCTTAAAGAAAATCGTGTTATGTCCCATCTTAATTCATTAAAGAAAAAAGGATTTATTTATTCAGTTCCAGTAGACGGCAAAACATATGTAATGCATTATGTTAAGCCAGAATTTTTAAAAGGAGGAAAATTAGATGGTAGTAAAGGTGAAGGATCTACCGACTAATGTTTTTATTCCAGATTTACCTGAGATATATCAGATTGAGGTTAGTAGAAAATGTAATTTAAGTTGTACTATGTGTCCTCGACAGTTATTTTGTAGAAAAGACGAAACAGAATTTATTGACATTGGTTTAATAGACAAATTGATTAGAGATGATTCGTTGGGTGGTTCCTATTTTGTTGAATTACAAATGTCTGGTGAACCAACACTTCATCCACAATTAGATAGAATAATAAGCAAGTTGCGTAATTTTGTAATTGTTGGTTTGAGCACCAATGGTACTAATTTGGATTTGGATTGTTTGTTTCGTTTGGATTATGTTACAATCAATTATAATGCTATTAAGGATGATGATACAGCAATACGTAGAATTAAAAAGTTTGTGTATGAGGCATATTATCATGGTAAACCACATGTAGATTTGCAGGTTGTAGAAATGCCTAATTGGGAATTGGATTATCAAATGCTTAAAGCTGAATTTAGACATGAGCTTGTTTATCCTACATTTAATATTAGAACAGTACCAGATTGTTTTATGACTGTGTTTGATGAACCAGATAATCTTCCTGTAAGTACGGAGTTGTGTCTCAATCCATGGTTAAGTGTGTCCATCCAGGCAAATGGTAATGTGGTTCCATGTTGTTTTTCATTTGGTGATGATATAGTCTATGGTAATTTAAATAACCATTCCTTACACACAATATGGAATTTACATGGTGGTGAAGTAGATCGTTTAAGAAATGAGCATATAACAAAAAACTATAGGAATATTTGTGCTCGTTGTTATATGAGAAGCCCAATGTTATTACATTGGAAAATATTTAAGGATTCTATAAGGAGAATTGTTTGATGTTAATAAACGTTCCTATAGAGAGTTTAGAAGAACGATATTCAGCACAATGGAATTATTGGTTTCCTAAAGAGTTTACAAAACACAATATTGATTTTATTACGGTGAAAGGAAAGCGATTACACTATGGTATATCTGTTGGTAGTTTTTTAGATGTGGTTGATACTAATTATTATAAGGCTACACAGTTAGCAGAGTTGTGTTCTATGATTTATAGGAATGAAATAAAAGATGGAGATGTGATATTCTTTCATGATCTATGGTTTCCTGGAATTGAAATGTTGCAATATGTTAGGCAAGGTCTTGGTATTGATTTTAAGATAGTTGGTATTCTTCATGCTGGAACTTGGGATGAGAACGATTTTCTATCAAGGAAAGGAATGACCAGTTGGGCTGAGTTTATAGAGAATGGATGGTTTAGGTTTATAGATAAGATATTTGTGGCCACAGAATACCATAAGAATTTACTATTATCCAAGAGGATAGTTAATGCTAATCAAATTGTAGTTACTGGATTGCCTATATATCCAGATGATTTTGTTAAGCCTGTCAAAAAGGAAAACATTGTTGTATTTCCACACAGACTTGATCCAGAGAAACAACCACATTTATTTGATAAGTTTAGAAGTGAGTTTGAAGTTTATTATCCTGATTGGCAATTTATTAGAACTAAAGATGTGTGTAAAAGTAAGAGTGGTTATTATGACTTATTGAATAGAGCTAAAATATCAGTATCGTTTGCCAAGCAGGAAACTTTTGGCATTGCTATGCTTGAATCGTTGTTTTGTGGTTGTGTTCCTGTTGTTCCAAATAGGTTAAGTTATTCTGAATTATTTGCTAATACTATGTTCCTTAGAGATGATGATTATGATGTTATTTCTTATGTTAATAGATTGTTAAGCGATTCAGATTTACTTTGTTTGGCACTTGAGCAGGTTGTAAAGCACGCTAATAACTTAAAGCAACGTTGTGAGCGTGCTATATCTAATATGATAGAGGTGATAAAGTTATGCAGATGAATGTAGTTATTACCACACGGTTTGAGGCAGTTCATGCTTGGTATAACTGTCCTTATGATGATGTGTCTTATTTGTGTTATCCACATAGGCATGTGTTTTATGTAACTATGAAATTTAAGGTGTCTGACAATAGGAATAGGGAAATGGAGTTTATTAGGCTCAAGAATAAAGTCGATGTATTTATAGAGTCTGCTTGGAAAAATAAGGATTTAGGTGATGTTAGCTGTGAGGATATGTGTAGAAGACTAATGAATGCCTTTCATCCTGTTTATGTGTCTGTGTTTGAAGACAACGAAAATGGAGTAGAGTTGATGGCAGATTGATGAATATTCCATTGCTACTTGACTCTGGGGCACATTCGTTGTATAATAAGCATGTTATGAATACGGGTAGGGGATTTCTTAACAAGTGTTATGACTGGTATTACACAGATGAATTCAAAGCTTATGTAGATGCTTATGCTAATTTTGTGAAGTATTATAGTGAGTATATTGATTACTACGTCAATGTAGATGCAATAGGCAATCCTGAACTTACCTTTAAGATACACGAGTATTTGGAAAAAGAACATGGACTTAGACCAATGCCTGTGATTCATTATCTTACTGACGTTTCTTGGATTAAGAAGTATATGGATAAAGGATATGACTATATTGCAGTTGGTGGTTTAGGACAGGAAGTTGATAAGAGTAATTATTATGGATGGGCTGATATGGTTTTTCGATACATAAGTGATTCTGTTACCAAGTTGCCTATCATTAAGGTTCATGGTTTAGCTATAGCTAATTTTGAGATTTTGCGTAGGTATCCATGGTATTCTGTTGACGCTTCTACTTTTATTAAGAATAGTGGATATGGTATGATTTTAGTTCCAAGATATGTTAATGGTAAATGGGATTACAATAGCCAGCCAATGCGAGTTAAAGTAACGGCTAAGCCACATAAGCGTAAAATATTAAGTATATGGGTTTGTGGAGATTGGTTAAGAAATGTAATTTTGCAGTATATAGAGGAGATGGGTTATAACTTAGGTAAGGTGGTTTGGGATGCTAAGAATAATAAAGAAGTTGTATTAGAGGAGGGATTATGTAGTAGTGATGATTTACGATTTGAATTCAATGCTCGTTTCTTTTTACAACTTTGTAGTAAATTGCATGAGAACTTTGAGCCATTATATTTTAACACATCTAATTTGCTAACATGATTGTATACTTTGTAGCCAACACAGCACATAATCTTGAAAGCAATGTAAAGTTGCATGAGGAGGCTAAGAAGACAGGATGTGAATGGGGTATATTGTTGTCTTATATGGATGTTCGTAGCACAGTTAAGAGTAAGATGAAATGTGGAAAACAGTTTAGAAAAGTTATTAAACATAAACAAAAGTTTAAGGAGGTAGTGAATAATGGTGATGGTTAATAGGCGAGAATTAGTTAACATTCTGGATAAGGTAAAGCCAGGATTAGCAAAGAAGGAGTTTATTCAGCAATCAAATACTTTTGCGTTTATGTCTGGTAGGGTTGTAACTTACAATGATTCTATTAGTGTATCCTATCCCATTAAGGAACTCGATTTTGTTGGTGCTGTGCAAGCTAAGGAATTTTATGAATTGTTGAATAAATTGTCTTCTGATGAAGTGCTTTTGAGTGTAGAGGATAATAATTTGGTGGTGTCATCTGATAAGTCAAGGGCTGGTTTTGTATTACAAAGTGATATCATGTTGCCTTTGAGTGAAGTTGAAAAAGCTAAATCTGATTCTTGGATTCCTGTGCCATCTAATTTGAAGGATGCTTTAGCATTTTCCTTGTTTTCATGCGCCAGAGATATTGGTATACCTGCATTCACTTGTGTCCATTTGAATGAAAAAGGTTATGTTGAATCAACAGATGATGTTAGAATAACACGATATAAAGTTAATGGCAGTTTTCCTACATCTGTTTTAATTCAATCAAGTTCAGTTAAAGCATTGCTTGATTATGATTTTACTGAAATGTCATTTGGTAACAGTTGGATTCACTTTAGGGACAACACAGGGTTAGTGTTTTCATGCAGGTTGTTTAGTGGGCGATTTCCAGACATTGAAGCTTCTGGTATATTAAATGTTCAAGGTGAGACTGTTGTTTTTCCTTCTAATTTGATTGATATGCTTGATAGGGCTTTAGTGTTTGCTAAAAACTTTAATTCTTATGATTTGGTTAAGACAGGTATTCCATTATTAGATGTTTCATTTAAGGATAAATTGTTTAAGGTAAAAATACAAAGTGAATCTGGTTGGTTTGAAGAATTTGTTGAGTTGGATTATGAGGGCCCTATAGTTAGTTTTTCTGCTAATCCATTATTGCTTAGAGACATAGTTGATAAGACGGATAGATGTATTGTTGGTAAACGTTGTGTTAAGTTTCAGAATGATGAATGGGAGCATGTTATAGCATTGGCTGTAAGGACAGAATGAAATTTAAGGAGGTATTAGATATGCGATATGTTATGAGAATTGACAGAAGTTCAATTAGGTGGGTAGAAGCTACACCAAAAATGGCGTTAAATCTTTGGAAGGAATTGGGATTAAAACCATCTGTTTGTTACTATTGTGATATGTCTTTAGATCCTACAAAAACGTCTAAGTTTTATTTTGATAAAATTATGAATATGGAGACCTTGTTTGGTGGTGTAATAGCAGATGTGGAATATGGCATTTCTACTAATGATGTAACATTTCGTGTTTATGTGTTTGTTCCAGAAGATAAATTTGATGGGTTTATTGAAGGAATAAGTGATCCAGGGTTTAATAAAGCATTGATGTGGTATTCTATTCGTTGTGATGATGGAACTGTTTTTAGTTCTGGTAAAGAGGCACATTATGAGTATGATTACTTACCTTTGATTGTTACTTGTGCCTTTTGTAATAGAGATTTTGATTCTGCGTTGTTGGTTAATAGATATATAAGTGAATGTGGTAAGCATGAAAATATGGAAAATGTTAATGTTTGTCCGTTTTGTGGTAAACCTAATTGTTGTGAGATAGAATACGAGGAGTTTAGTGAGGATATGTTAGAGGAATGTGATTTGTTAAGTGATAGATATGATGTTTATTATAATGGTTGTAATGTAAATTACGCTGATTATGACGATGTGTGTTGTGAAGATATAGATAGTGATGATGATTAAAGAGTTAAAACCATATTATGTTGATGGTGATATAACTATATATCATGGTAATTGTTTAGAAACCATGTCTCAATTACCAGATGAGAGTGTTGATATGATTCTTACAGATCCACCTTATAATATTTCACAGAAAAATAGGAAGATTGATAGAACAAAAATACAAAATAAAAATTTGCGAAGAAATGGTAAGTGATCTAAAGAATTAAATTATGATTTTGGTAATTGGGATCAATTTGATAGTAGAGAATCATTTTTAGAATGGACTGAGTTGTGG